CTAGCCAACGCATGAATTGCACTTGCACCCATCTGATGCGCGGCAAGCTGGTGCAGCTGTCGGTTTTGCTGCTCCTGCTGCTCCAGCATCTGCTCATGCTGCTGCACCCAGCCGGCGAGAGCCTGCCCGCCCCCAGGCGGCAGCGTAGCCATCAGCCCGGCCACGGCCTTCGGCGTAAGCCCAGCAGCTACCAATCCGCCTCCAGCCTTGATGATGTCCTCGGCCGTAACCGAATCGCCCAGCTTCGCAAGCTGGTCCAACTGCGCCCGCACCCGTTCAAGAGTTTGCTTACTGGAATCCAGCTTATCAAACTGCGCTTTGTTAGCGGAATGGATTTGATCCATAGCCTGCAAATGCGGTGGCAAAGCCGGAGCCGGGGCAGCAGACCCATCTGTCGGCTCAGCAGCAGGCGCGTCATCAGCGCCATCTAGCATCGACATATCCATTTTAAACTCCTTATTCCGTTACATACGGTTGTGCCCATTCAGCTTGCGGCATACTATTAAACACGTTGGTAGCTGTTGGAGTTCCAAACATGCTGTTATTATTCATCATATTAATCAAACCGTAATTTGTTGCCGCACTACCAAGTCCGGATATACCACTGGCATAAGCATTTGCCTGACCAACGGTGCCTGCAGCGCTAGCCGCCGCACCAGACATAGTAGCCTGATTGGCCAACCCTTGCGACTGTATCCCGGCCGAGCTTAGCCCGGCAGCAGCATTTGCCCCGGTATTTACCTGATTCTGCAAAATGCTAGCGATTTGAGCATTTTGAGTTAAATTATTGGTAAACTGCTGCTGATACGTAGTCCCTGCCAGGCCTTCGGCGTAGTTCGCCGCACCTTTCATGGCCGCTCCGCTAGCCCCAAGACCCTGCGCCGCGTAGTTGTTCTGCGTGGCTTTCAGCCCTTGGTCCAAAGAGAACTGGTAGCCCGGCGTTTGCTGCAGCTGCGCCATCGTCGGCTGGAACGGGGTTGTAAGCGGAGCTGTAAGCGGATTTCCACCCGCCCCCGCGCCGGTGAGGCCTTGAAGCTGCTGCAGCGCCGTCTGTCCGCCTTGCATGAAGGGGGAGAGATTCTGCTGCACTTGGTTAAACATTGCCATCTGCTGCTGTGCAGCCGTTTGTGCTGCAGCCGCTTGCTGCTGCGCTGCGCTTCCGATAGCATTTGCTTGCATGGACGAGCCGACAAGCCCGGCCCCTGCAGATCCGATAATTGCCGCTGGTAATACGCTAACCATCTGTCTGTTCTCCTATCCAGAGGAAGTAGCTTATTTGTATAGGCTTTGCGCCCAGTTTTTCAAAGTAGTGCCCGATGGCTTCACCCCGGCCCTGCAGGCGATGATGGGGGAATACATACTGCACTCCCAGCTTGCGAAGCAGCTCCATACTAGCCTTAAACATCTTATGCCCTACCGCGAAAGCCTTGGCCTCTGGCTTTGCATACCAAGCCCCTTGCATCGCCATCGGCGTACCCCAGCTTTCAATATCCGGTAGCACATTCCAGGTAAAATACCCTACCAGTTTCCCATCCAGCCTGGCTCCGATCACCCGCATGATCCCGCGCTGGTGCATATCCGCCATTACCTCGGCCCTTGGCCCGAAAGTCCTTCTATCATCCACCCCATTGTCCACCTCGTGAAAATGAGCCCTGGCTAGCGGCTCGGCTTCGCGCCAGAACTCCTGCCAGCTTAGCTCTTCCCCCACCACCAGCTTCGGTGCCAGCGCACCTTCTCTCAGTTGAGTCTCAAACATTGTTCCCCCGCAGATATAACCGCCGTTTCCTTCATCACACTATCTTTCAACTCGGCCAATGCTTTGGCATTAGCCTGCAGCTTGGCAAGCCGTTCCGGCATGGAAACTTGGATATTGAAATCTGCAAAATATTCCCAGCGACCTTTTGCCGGAGCTTCACCATTGCAAAATTGGTACAAAAACTCACAAACGTCTTTACGCGCCAGCTGGTTGAAACTTATTGTCTTCGTCCCGTCCAATCGGCTGATAGCTTCCAAATAGGTCTTACGATGTTCTAGCTCCAGCAAGCCTGGATACAATCCGCAGCGCCCAAGGCTAAAAGCCACCGCCGACACGGGCCTTTGGATGACTACCAGTTTGGCCTCCGGCATCCTGTGCCGGATAATCCGCCAAGCCATCATTGCCCCGGTTTCGCAACTTCCTGCAAGCCTATCCCGGCCGTAGAATTGGGATATGAAATCCCCGATGGTCTTACAATCAATGGCCGTATCATGCCCCACCGCCCCCGGTGACGGGGCAAGAAAATGGCTCAACCACGCCGTTCGCGACCGTGGCATCCCGAATACCAGAAACGGCTTTGCCTTTGCGTTCATCCCGCCACCCATGCGCTACCGTTGAAGAAAACCGGGATAACATAACCACCCGAAACAGCCGCAGTAACAGTAGCCCCTACCGCATAACTTGCCGCCGCCGCATTTGTAACCCAGCTGCGGGTGCCTTGCAATTGCCCTGACGGCAAAGTCGCCACGGTGTAACCTCCGGCCTGCCCCGTACCGCCATTTGCAACCGGCAACACACCAGTCACATCCGCATTCAAAGCCACCGCGCCCCAACTTGGTTCGCCGACAGAATTTCCATGCAGCACGGTAAAACCAGTACCCAAACCCAACGGTGTGCTAGGCGAAGCCCCAGCTCCGCCACCTAGCATCAGCTGATATTGCCCTAGCACCGGGCTGCTTTGCCAAGTACTGCCGGAGCTAAAATACGGCACTCCACCGGAAGTCCCCGACACCGTAAGAGTAAAAGCTCCAACGCTGCTGACCGGGCTACCAGCAACCGCTACAATACCACCGTCAAAAACCAATCCCACGCTACTGACCGTACCAAGCAGCGCTTGTTCCGCACCCGTGGCCGCATTGATAATGTATATCTGGCTTCCAATCTGTTGAAGATAAAACGCTTCCTGCAGCGTTCCATTAGTCCCCGCCCGTTGCCAGAGGGAGATTAGGAATCTGGCCCAGGGCAGAGTCAGATTTCCTTGCCCATCAACAACTGGGGTGTTTCCCAGCGGAAAGCCTTGGTAGTTTTGATACCCAGTCGCTACTGTCACCATTGCGTTTGCGCCTTAGCTGTTAAGCACATGAACGTCAACCCAAGCCCCGTTCAGTGCAACTGAACCGACGGCTGAATAGCTGAGTTCAAAAACCACATCGCGGCCAATGCCAAGCACTTGCCACTTTGGCTCTGTCAGATATTGCCCTGGCGTTCCCAAACTCATCGGGATAGGTTCGCCAAAACTTTTACCTCTATCCAAACTTACACGCAGGAAAACTTGACCAGCAGCACCGTTGGCATCCAGCGGCACATCGCCAACTTCAATATCCGCGACAAAGTTGTTAAACTTGACTCTTTTTCCTTCTGCTTCCTGCAGTTGCCCGTTGGGATTTGCACCAGCAAGAATGTGCGGAAAAGTTCGAATACAGCTGATATTTCCCAACGTACCATTTACAGTATCGGTATATGTATCCCTATCCAGCATATACAACGTACCGTATTGCCAATCTTGCCCCACGTTCAAACCGTACAAATTAACCGTGCTGACTATTCTATCCCGCTGCAAATTTCCGTTTTGATCAGTCCAGCACCGTTGATGCCAAGCAAGATTAGGATCACCGATGCTAGCATCGTAAACCCAAGTTTGATTTCCAGCTGGAAAAGTCAAACCGTAGAAAACATGCCCGCCTTGCTGATAGGTATATCCAATAGCATCACTAATCCCAACGGTTTTAATCATTGACAAGATTGCATTTTCCAACGCATGATTCGACACCCGCATCGTAGTGTAACCAGTTTGTTTAAAAACTATCCCCGCACCTTGCAGGTCCTGCCCGAGCCAATAGGTATTAACATCCTCTGTCGCCCAGCTATAAGCCGCTGTGCAGCCGTGTTCAATACTAGCCCCAGGCAATTCTGCAAAAGGAAACCCGACATTGCCGGCGTCGTACCAGATTTCAGACTTAAAATTACCCAAAAGCAGAATCTGCCTTCTGGTCACACCCAGGGTTACAATATCTCCCGGATAGTTATTCTTCGCCGCGACATAAGTCGGGTCAATCGTTGTGACGTTGTTCAGGGTAGAAAAGAAAGCATTTGTTCCAACCAGATTACCAATGATAAAACCGTCGATAATATCCAATCTTGTACTGCCGGTGAACGTCCCGGTGCTATCTGTGTAAACAGCAAATGCGTTAGTAGCCAACGTCACGGTATATCCCACAGTGCTGCCGTCCACCAGCATCAGCGTGGTTCCGTTGTCAATCATTGAAACCATAGAGGTGCTGGTGACCAGAAGAGTTCCCAACAGCTGCAGAGCCCAGTTACTCTTTATCAAATAAAGACCCTGTCCAATGACGCAATAACCTACGCCATTGCTCGCAGTATACATCCCGCGCCCTTGACCAATAGGCACGTTAGAGACATAGAGAGAAAAATCCGAATTAAAATCGGAATTAAAATCTCCCGCGCTATTCTGCGCGCCCAGCGGCACAAGCCCCGGCCGCTGATAATGCGTCATTGGTACTGGAGAAATCCCTTTCGGATTATTCTCCGGGTAAAGATTAATCGCCCGCTGGGCATTAGCCCCGACCCAGCGGGCCGAATACGCACCACCAATGAGGGGAAGACGAGCCACAGCAAACACCCAAAGCCGGAGAAAAAGAAACCAAGGGCAGGGATATCCACCCTTGGCTGTTGATTGTTAGGCAGAAAGCAGCTGCTTCCACACCCCGGCCTTGTAGCAAGCATAAATCGCCACCTTGCCTGAAGCCTGGGTCACACTCGCCGCACCCGTGGCACCGACAGAACCGGAGGCCAAAATAGTGTCCAGCGCAGCGTTCTGCGGATTATAGCTACCAAACACGGCCAAGGTATTGGCCCCGTTGTTATTAACCACATACTCCACTCCCGGCGTCGCCGCAGGCAATGCGATAGAATCACTGGCCGTCGCCACGGTGTCGATTTGAGAGTAGTTATTAACCACAATCGGCGCACCAGCGAGGCCACCACCAGCAAGCGCAGTGATTCCGTTCTGATAGCTGTAGAGATCATTCACCAGGGTAAGCAGGTCAGAGCCGTCGATCATCCGGTAACCTGGGATAAACGAGCGGAAGAAGGATATGAAAGAGTTGGCCATTTAGATCTCCTGATCTAAGGTTAGGGGTTTGTCAGAGGGTGGGACCAGACAGCTTACCGGCGAAACCTTTAATAACTTCTATCCGAGAAGATATTATAAAGGCCCGGACGAGTCAGCTGTTCTGGCATCGTCAAGCGGGAAATTTTAGTATTAGCCCCCCGCAGGGCATTCAAAGAGTCTTTTGCAAGACCCGGAAGCGGATCACCAAGATAAGTCCCGATAGAAAACATGCTTCGCAGCCGCACGGCCAGATTCAGCACTATCGCGTTGTAGTATTCATACGGGAGTGAGATCTGCGTGGCCAAGCTGGCAAATTTTGTCGGCAGCTGCTGCTTGACCACAATGCCCACGCCGTAGATATTAGCCGTAGGAATAGGCCAAGGATAAAGCGCCCCTAACGGCCAACCCGGATCATAAAACACGCATTGCGTCCAACTGGAAAGGGTCTTCAGCGTGAGCCGGGAGTAGTCTTCCATCGAGATCAGCAGTTCCAGCGGATAATCCACCGGGTTCACCCCGCCGCCCTGATACTGACGTAAAAATGCAGCTTCAATCTTATCCGGGCGAGCAGAGCCAGCGCCGGTGTCATAGTACCCACCGGGGCCGACGGAATAGCTTTGCAAGCCGGTGCTAGGCAGCAGCAACGTCACCAGCTGGTAGACCAGCCACCGCTTACGTTCCCATTCTTGCAACATCCATTGCAGTCTGGCCCAGCTATTGGTAGTATCCTGCTGCGTCGGGCTCTGCCCCACACCAACAGCGCCACATTCAGTCAACGCGGCATTAATGAGGTCTCCAACAGTGGTTGAATCAGGCAAAAGCTGGGACATGATGAAGACCTCAATCTTGAGTTAATTACTGCTTACCGAGCTTAGCCAGCGGACTAGGCTCGACAGCTGAAGGCCGAGGACCTGAAGCCCTTGCCTTTTCCGCTTCCAGCGAGGCGATTTTAGCTTCCAAGTCCTTAATTCGGGAATCGGAGCTAATCTGCGGAACCTTTTTCGGGTCCATGCCGGGACGTGCAGCCATAGCTTTAGCCGGGTGATCCCACCAGCCATCGGCTTCCAGCTGAGCTCCTTCTTCCGCACTGTTCGCAACCTTGCTGATGATTTCTTTCTGCTCTCCCAGCAACACCGGACCGCGAATTGTATCCACCCATTCACCTGGGTTGATGACATTTTCCTCTCCCAGAGGATGATAGAACATCTTGGGAAATTGCTGCGGTCCGGCGTAAATGCTGTTCCCGTCAGAGTTTTTCGCACTGACGTTAGCAGGGTTTTGGTCAAAAAGCCCCTTCGCATCCATCGCGTGATATAC